TATAAGCTTAATATTACGTATATAAATACTAAAATAGAAAGTTTTGGTATTGATAAAAATACATATGATGTGGTATTTTGTGGAGCGATAATACATTGGATATGGTCATTGACATCTAATTATTCTTCTTTTGAAGAGATATTTAAATATTTAAGTAGTATAACTAATAATATTTTATTAATTGAATGGATTAGTGAAAACGATAATGCAATAAAAGGCTTCGGGCATATAACTAAAAATAAACAAAATTATACAACTGCTAATTTTAATAATAGTATAGGTAAATATTTCAAATTATTAAAAAATATAGAATTAGATGGTGCTACTCGCATTCTTTATGTAGCAGAAAAATATCATCATTAATTAATCCACATGGTTTATATTTATTTGATAAATTAATATTACAATCTAAATTACCATTTATAGTTGCCCAACCGAAATCACACAAAAAAATACTATCATTTAATAATAAAATTTCTGAATTATGTTTAATATCATTATGTTTAATATTTAATTTTTTAATTTCTTTAATTATATTACTTAATTGTTGTTTGTAATTATTATTTGAATTGAATATTTTTTCAGAAATTGCTTCACCGCAATATGACATTATTATTATTTGACTATTAATATCATAAAAAATTAATTTCGGTACATTAATTTGCTGTTCATTCAATAGATTTAATATATGTATTTCTCTTTCAAATACATGGTAGTCCTTATATTTTATTATTTTTTTTATTACAATAGTATTATCAACATCCTTATAAACATTGGAAGTTGCAGATTTTTTTAATAATCTTATCTTTATATTTTTATTTTCATATTTAACATGGATATTCGTTAAATCAATAGTCCCTTTTTTAAAATCCATATTAATATATTGTTATTTTTTTTTTTCCATTGCTGCTACACCCGCTATTGTTGATATATATGTTAAAAACGCCGATGATAATCCTATCTGAAAATAGTAATTATCAAAATTAATAAACTTTTTAGAAAAATTAATTATTGGATCTGTAACTCTTACAATAGCCTTTGGCGGTGTTGTATTTGGTAATGTTCTCGCCAACAATAATAAGGTTGATATTAGTACAAAGTTTTGCACTCCTTCTAAAAACACATTTTCAAATAAAGCAACCTTTGAATTCCTTGCTATACCTATCATTTCATTAGTATCATGTAGCATAAAACACAAATTATTTCTTCTTATATATGGTAATCTTAAATTATTATTTAATACTAACATTTATAGTGTATAATTATTTATTTTTTATATAAAAAATGATCGGATACTATTTACGCCAATAATTATATGGAACTTGATAATTGCGACATTGTATTAATTGACTATTTATATAGATACGAAGTTATTGATGATAATATTAAGCTAACATACTGGGAACTTAAAAACGAAATATATAAATTCAACATTATTCAAGGTAAGCGCTTTGAAAAAATAGAATTGGAAGCAATGCGGCAAAAAATTAAAGAGTTTTATAAGCTTTTTCCGAATTTTGATTTTAAATCTATTTATGATAATGATAATCCAATAATGTATATTACATATTTATCACATATGAAAGAAAAATTAAAATGATATAATAATAAGGATTATACTATATTATAATATCATTATATCATTATATCTGAATCGGCAGCAAATTGTTTTGAAGATATTAATTCTGATATTATTAATATTATATTAAATTACGCCACTGATGATTTTGATTTATTATTAAATAAATTAGAATCGCGAATTAATTTATTACACGACATTATATCACCATTATCTATTGATAAATATAATATATATTACGATGACGCTTTTTATTATATGAATAAATTTTTATTTAATAATATTAAAAAGAATATTGTAGTTATAAACGACGGTTATCATTTTGATAATAATTGGGATAATGCCCCATTATATATCAGTAAAGTACTTAAAAATCCTACATATTTTGAAATATTAGTTGAAACAAATAAGTCTATCGCAATTACAGGCGATTATGATCAAAATGTTTTGTTTGGATTGAAAAAAATAAAAGACATAAATTTAAAACAATGGTATGGTATTAATAAACCCTTTAAAAAAATATCATATTATAATCTTGTTATGTATCCCAATTCTTTATTATGAAATAATTTTTACTAAAAAATTGATTTAGTATATTTATTGATTAATAGCATGAGCGAATATCTTAATACCGTTGAATATTATATTATTAATTTAATATATTTTACAACAGGAGTTTACATATTTTCAATGGGTACTTTATATTTATTGTCTTATTTTGCACCTATTCAATTTGATAGATACATTTTGTTCTGATTAAAATAAAAATTGATTTGCGACAATTAATAAATAATTGGCCTGAAAGATGGTCTCTAAATAAAGACAGACGAGTTTAATCTGCAAAAAGGAGTCATACAATATACTAGTCAGAAGACAATCTGTCAAGAACCCGAAAGGGGGAATCGCTGTTAGTATATGGTACCTTAGTAGCTATTATATGAGTTTGTTTTTTACCTCGCATACTGTTTTTTAGAAATTCAATTACCTTTATTTTTATTATCAATAACTATGCCATGCATTGATACCGCGCTCTACTCGTTGAAGAAGAAGGTTTTGGAGGATATTATCTCTAATTATATTAAAGAACAGTCCGTCAAAAAAATTAGCTTGTCTGGTAAGAATAAACCCGATTTTGTTCATATTATTCTTAAAAATAATATTGAAGTTGATTGCAGGAAATATTTGCCTAATATTACTATTAATATTTCTTGTAATCAGTTTAGCTCTTATTATGATATTGAAAAACAGTTTAGGGAGATGGAGCATACAGCCCCGTGCCGCATTTAGATATGATATGAAGTTGTTCCTATGTGTTTATTTGTTTTTTATATTTTATTCTCCACCGAAAAAAGCATCCCACATTGAATTAACTATATTTGAACTTAATGCTGCGCCTCCGCCTGCTCCAAATCCCATCTTAACGTGTTGACCAAAACTAGTTTCATCCTTTGTTATTACTGTATGTACTTGTGGTTGATCATTAATTATTTTTTGCATTGCGGGATTATTAGTTTGCATATTTTGTTTCATCATATTAATCTCGTTTTGTAACTCTTGTATTTTTTTATTGGCAATTCTACCGCCAAGCTTTTTATATTTTTTGTTTGCTAAATTATTTATTGGTAATGATAATATATATTTGCCTTTTAATGTAAATAAATGCATTATATGATCCTTTACTTTATCTTTATTATAATCACGATAAGTATAAATTGCATTATATTTTTTTGGCATCTTTGGTGGTGACGAGAAATATTTATCAATATCCAAAAATTTTTTCAAAGGTAATGCTGCTAAAAATTTATCGTCCCTATATTTTAGTATTAAATCTTCCTTTGTTTTATCTTTATTTATATCCTGATTCATTACAACATAATATCTTATCATTATACACTTCTATTTAAATTAAATCTTTTTTTTTATTGTCATTGAATATATTGTTGTTGTGTCGAGGAATACAATTCTATTAATTACGATGTTGGTAAGCTGTTTGTGGTTCTAGCAAGAATTGTTAGTGCGCGCGGTGTCCGGGAATCATTTGCCTCAAATATGATAAAAATTGACTGGCGCCTGGGTTCTTTTTTCTATATGGCTAATACCATGAGCTACCTTGACCTTGTTGGCGAAGACTGCATGGAGAGGATTATGGAGGCTTCTGCTGACCAGCTGGACAAAAGAATTGATGACGCTGTTGACAAGCTGAGGAAGTACGCGAAGGCGAGGTACAAAGAGGAAACTAAGGTAAACAAGGACACGTTCAGTATGAACCGGTTTTCGCTAGCGATCGCGTGCAAGGTCCTGAAAACAGCCTAATTTGGGTGTGTGCGTGTGTGAGGGTGCGTGTGTGCGTGTGTGAGGGTGCGCGCGCGCGTGTGTTGTGTGTGCATGTGTGTGTATTTTTATATTTTTTATATTTATTAAAAGGACATAGAGAATTGATGTGTTATTATTATTATGACAATATCAAGAGATAAAGCCTTGAAGTTTTTAAAGGAAGCTGATTTTAAAGCTAAATTATTTTCCAAAGATGAAAAACGTAAGGTAGGTGCTATAATTTTGGAAAATGAAAGCTTAATACAGCTTAGCTGTGGCTATAATGGGTTGCCAAGAAGGTTAAAAGAAACTAGAAAGAGATGGTTAAAGAAAAACAAGGATTTATATGTAATACATGCTGAAACAAATGCTATTGTACACGCAGCAAGAACAAACAGTAATATCAATAATAGTATTATGGTATGTAATCGTTTCCCTTGCCATAACTGTTGCTTAAATATAATACAGGCTGGTATAAAGTTACTTGTGACAATAGAACCAGATTGGGATAATCTAAGTGATAAATGGAGGCAATCATTTTATGCATCAAAAGAAATGTTTGATGAATTAAAAATAAATATAATGTTTTTTAAAGAAAGTGATTTAGTTAAATAGATTTATTTTTTTGTGGATTTAGATTTAGGTTTAGGTTTAGGTTTAGGTTTAGCCTTGGTAGGTTTTTCTTCCTTCTTGGGTTTGGATTTGGGTTTAGGCTTGGTCGGTTTTTCTTCCTTCTTGGGTTTGGGTTTAGGCTTGGTAGGTTTTTCTTCCTTCTTGGGTTTGGATTTGGGTTTAGGCTTGGTCGGTTTTTCTTCCTTCTTGGGTTTGGATTTAGATTTGGTTGGTTTCTTTTCTTCCTTCTTGGGTTTGGATTTGGGTTTAGGCTTGGTTGGTTTCTTACGTAATTCTTTGTACTCTTTAACAGTAACTAAAACACCTTTATATGTAATATATTCTTTGCGATCTCCTTGTATTTTATAGATACATCTTTCTTTTCCTAAAATTTCTTTTTTGATACCAGTATTCTTACAATGTTTTGGTTTTCTGCCACCGCCATCCATTTCTGCTCCCATTGAGCTACCCATTGAGCTAGAAGGTGTAAACGAAAACGAAAAGCCTGACGACGAATAGCCTGTTAGTGATTGTTCTGCTGCGGCTGCTGATAACTCAGCAAATGCATCATCTAATTTATCTTGATCCACACTTGTTTTTATTTTGCTAAATCTATCATTTGCCTTTGCATTTTCCTTTGCATTTCTCTTTAAATTTCGCGCTAATTCCAATAAATCTAGAAGTATTATACTTCTAGAGCTAGTGCCACTAATATCAGTGCCACTAATATCAGTGGCACCACTTCTAAGACGTGCAAAAGCAGCGTCATATTCAATATCTCTTTCAAAAATATGATTATATAGTTTTAGTAGATCTAAATCATCACAAATTTTACTATAAAAATTTATTACAGTTTTTCTTAGTTCCTGAAATTGTGAATATTTTAAATTTAATGATTTATACCTTTCAGCTACTTCTGGAGTAGCAAGAGGTAGAGATTCATTTTCTTTTATAAACGTCATATCTTTACTAATCTCTTCTCGTAAATTTTGTATATTACTCATGAAATCTGCTTTAATTGCTTTGTCTGCCTCGGCGTCGTCGATAGTATTTAAAGCTTGTATTAATATATTATGTTCGTCAGTTATGTATTTTTCTACTTCCAATAATTCTTCTTCTGTATAACTACGATATGGTCTTAATGCATATTTTTCATTAGCATTAGTAAATAGCCCCTCAATATCTTTATTTGTGAGATCATCGGGAACTTTGAAGCCCTCCGTATCTTGTAATACAGTTTGTTTAGTTTTAAGCACCATTCTTAACCAATTTTGCAAACCAAAACGTATTTTTGTATCTAGTTTATCAAAAGTTTTATAATTAGGTCGTTCTTGGCGTGAACCTAAAAACTCTCCCCGATCAAGAAGAATTTGTTGTTTAACTGCTGCTACAAAATTTAAAGTTTGATTAAATATTAATATTCTGTCTATTTTATCTGGAACGTTTTTTTTCAAATAATCTTGTAAACTAATAAAAAAATCTATATGCGCATCTGACTTTGCATCTGGCGATTTTCTTAATTTATCTAGCATCTTCACAGCAATATTATCCCGTATATATGTTAACCGTTGTGTAACTCTTTCAGTGGTGTCTTTAGATTTATTTTGCCTATCATAACCCTTTGCTACGTCATCTTTGTTACCTACTAAAAAACCATTTGTATCCCAAATAAAAAATTCATATTCTTTATCACCTATTATTGATGTTAACATATATATTAACATCAATAATACTGCTGTATCATCACGATTCATTTCTTTAATTTTTCCACTAATTAATACATGTAACTTTTCTTGTAGCTCTTTAAAATTAGGTTTATGTATTGTAGCAATTTCGTTTTCAAGCCGTCCAATATCAGCTAGAACGGATGTTTTTTCAGATTCTGTTAATTCCTTGTCATTAATTTTTCCATCTTCAATAGTTTTCTTATTTTGAATTAATTTTTGGGTTGTTTTAAAATATGCTGCAATAATTCCTGATATATCCAATTTAATGTCATCATCATCATTTGATGGATATAATTCCATATAAGTTAAATAATTTTTGAAAAATAGAGCAAACTCTTCAAAATCTTTCGTTAATAGTAATTCATCTTGCCTTACATATTCGTCAGTATTTAAATCACTATTACTTGTTCCCATTTTTATAGCATGACGAAAATTTAATGAAATACTATTAAGGTTTAATAAAGGTCCGCTTCCAAGGCGGATTTTTAATTTATTTATTACTATATTTCTCGCTTCTCTTTGTTGATCTGCTTTGATTTTTTCCATTTCTGCTTGCCATGCTGCTTGCTGTTCTGCTGTGCTTGCTGCTTGTCTTTCTGCTTGTCTTTCTGCTTGTCTTTCTGCTTGTCT